TTCAAATAAAAAATAAAGGTTATGTCTATAAAAAGAATTGACGAGAAAACATCCCACACTTACATCCCAATGTCCGAAGATCTTACCGGATCAGAAGCAACTTTCTATACCCTTACACCAGATAAAGAAGACCCAGAGTGGGATCAAATCACTTACTATACACCTAGAAGAATAAATCTTTATGAAAATAGAGAAGGTGATGGAGATTCTTGGATTTACATTTTATCTAACAAAACAATGCCTAATCTTGTAAAGATCGGTTTTACAGGAACTACGCCCGAAAAACGCGCAGAACAACTTTCTCGTGGAACCGGGGTACCTACCAAATTTACAGTAGAATATGCGTTTAAATGCTTTAATGCTCACGCGTTAGAAAGCGAGATTCACAAACATTTACATTCATATCGTGTAAGTAATGATAGAGAATTTTTTCAAATCCCTTTGGTTGAAGCAAAAGAAGCAGTAAATTTTTTAGGAAAAAGATACATATAATATAATATGTATTGATAAAAAATGGATATTGAAAATATATTTTCTTTATTTGAGTTCGATGAGAATGATGGAAAAAAGAAAGATTTGAAGAAAGTTGAAGTAGAGCTAGAAATGTTTAAGAAAACTCCTCATTTTAAGTTGGGAATGTTTTATAAATTAATCATGAATGGGAATTTATTCTCTAAACAAGTGGTAAAATTCTTTCAAAAATCAGATCCTGAATTGGATATGAATGGAATTGATCAAGCCGGGGAATATGTGATGTACACTAGGGCTTGGTTTTGGATTGAGCAAGTTAGATTAAGAAAGAAGGAGTGGAAAGAGGCTATAAAATCATATCCAAGTGAAGATTTTGTCGTAGCAGTCAAATTATGTATTTCATATTTTGAAGATAACGAAGAATATGAAAAATGTGCGCATTTGAAAAAAATACAAGATTTCATTGAAAAGAACGTGCCTAAGTAAAGGGAGAATATTACCTTCACTTATATTTTGATTTTAAAAGTTTAAATATGAAAAGGAAAAAGGAAATTAATAAATAATCAAATAAAAACAAAAATGAAGAATAAAGAATTAGTATTGAGACGGATGGAGTCTCTAGAAGGAAAATTAAAACGTTTACGTAGTTCATTAAATGAAAGAAACATTGATGATGCTCGTATTATTTTACAAGAAGTATTGGAATTAAGAGATGATATCCAATCAATGGTTGAAAGAGAAAATTAAATAAAAAACAAATAAGTTATGAATTTTACAGCAGAACAACTCCAAGAAAATTGGATTGAATTAATGGAGTATATTAATGAATATATTTCCGAACCACGAAAGGAAAAATTACTAGAATTTTACAATCAATATTCCGAACGTTTAATTTTAATGCCTGCCGCGCATAAAAAAGAATATCATAATGCTTTCCCCGGAGGATATGTAGAACACGTTTTACGCGTTATTCGATGTGCTATTAAGCAAGCAGCATTATGGGGTGAAGAAGGAGCCGACATGGAAACTTTCACTATGGAAGAATTAGTATTTTCAGCCCTGAATCATGATTTAGGTAAGATGGGAAGTGAAGATGAAGAATCTTATATACCTCAGACGGATAATTGGAGAAGAGAAAAATTAGGAGAGGATTATATGTTTAATACTAAAGTCCCATTTGCATCCGTTCCCGATAGAGGTTTATTCCTATTACAATCATATGGTATCCAGTATACATTTAATGAAATGATTGCTATCCAGACACATGATGGTTTGTATGATGAAGCAAATAAGAAATATTTGTTTTCATTTATGCCAGAACAAAAACCAAGAACATCTTTACCTTTTATATTACATCAGGCGGATTTAATGGCAGCACGTATTGAATTTGAACGTGAATGGTTACCTAAATTAAAAGAAGGTAAGAAGTCCGTGGATGCCGGAAAGAAAAATTATACATTGGGGACAAAACCAAATTCATCGAAGAAAACTTCAACGAAGCTTAAAGCATTAGGTTCGTTTAAAAGTGAAGGTTTAAAAAATATATTTGATAACTTATGATATTATTAGTAGCAGTTTGTATATTATCAGTTTTAGTTGTAATTTTAGGCTTTACAACCTATAATCTCCTTAGAAAAAACGAAAAACAAGAAGATATAGTAGCGGGTTATTTAGTTTATCTAGATAATTTATCCCGCACCATTGAAGTTTCAGACAAGAAACTTAAAGAATTGGACCGTGGACAAGTATTTGAAAAAGATGATGAAGTTGGAGTTATATTCCAATCCATATTAAAAATACAAGAAATCCTAAATGAGTTCAATCTTAAAAAAACCAATTAAAGTGGTTAAAAAAAGAGTTAGTAAAAATTATTTTACTCAGGAGACTGAGGATGCTATCGTCTTATATAATAATACTCCTAGTTCTGAATTAAGGAGTAAAATATATGAGGAGAAAATCCACTATGCCTTCTTTAAATTAACTCAGAATATAATCCATACTTTTAAATTCTATCATACCGAAGTAGATAATTTAGAACATTTGCAACACGAAATTATAGTGTTCTTATTGACGAAAATCCATTTATTTGATCCTAGAAAAGGTGCCAAAGCTTATTCATATTTTGGCACCATTGTTAAAAGATGGTGTATTTTATATAATGATAAAAATTATAAAAGTAAAATTAAAAAAGCATCTACCGATGAATTGTTAAAGGATGATACTTATTCTTATACAATTGAACCATCAAATACAACCGATAAATTGTCTAAATTTATGGATGAGTATGTAGAATTTGTTAGTATTAACATATATAAATTATTTCCTAAAGAATTTGACGCTAAGATTGCAGATGCTGTTTTAGAGTTGTTTCGCAAACGAGAATTAATCGACGTTTTTAATAAAAAAGCACTTTACATTTATATTCATGAAATGATACCTAATGTAAAAACTCCTAAAATTACTAAAATTGCTGGAGTACTTTATAAAGTATTCAAGAAAAATTACCTATTTTATTTAGATCAAGGCTATACCAATTTTCACCTCTAGTAATTTCCCATATTTATACCCAAAAATACTTATATGAGTAATTTAGAATCAAATGTTTGGGGTAAGAAAAAATTCTCTGATTTACTAAAAGAAATTTACGAAAATCAAAAGAAGAAAGAAACCCAAATATCGGCATTGATAGGTGAATTGAAACCACTCATTAACGATATAGGTGATGCTACTTTAATTGTTCCTTTAATTAAGGAATATATGGAATTAGGCATCAAAAATGATGAGCAATTAATTAAAATGGTTACTATTGCCCAACGTGCAATAGCTTCAGGTAAATCAGAAGAAGAAGCTTTTGGAATGACTACAGAAGAAAAAGCACAATTGTTATCTGAAGTTAAAAAATTTAATCCTAACGATTAATGTTAAAAACGGGTATAACAAATTCAACTAAAGGTACTGGTCCTTCTAATAATGGGGGTGGGAACTCTAATGGGGAAGTTAATTTTCAAAACAAATTAGTTGCTGCCCGAGTATTAGACATAGTATTAGATGAAAACCATCCTAGATTTAATGATGTAGGACAATGGAACGGCATGGGTGCTATATTCTATGAATTTGTAAATAAAATGGGTTCATCAAATGGTGTATCATATGCTTTACCCTATGACTCCCAATCAAAAATATTCCCATTAATAAATGAAGTAGTTCTTTTATTTTCCCTTCCATCCCAACAAATGGGAATAAATACATCTAATGAAGCATATTTTTATTTAAAACCATTAGGGATTTGGAATCACCCACACCATGATGCTTATCCAAATCCTGTAAATGTTAATAAACCTTCTATAGCCCAAGATTATAAATCAACCGAAACAGGTGTAGTTAGAAGAGTTACAGATGGATCAACTGAAATAAATTTAAATAGTCCTATAAACCCTTCCCAAAATACATTTGTTGAAAAAACAAATATCCACCCATTAATGCCTTTTATGGGGGATTCACTTTTAGAAGGAAGACATGGCCAAAGTATACGTTTTGGAAGTACTGCTAAATCAAATAGTGAAAAGAAAAACAATTGGTCATCTGCTGGTAATAATGGAGACCCAATCACAATATTAAGAAATGGTCAACCTATAAATTCTAGTGATAGGGGTTGGATCCCCATAACAGAAAATATTTCAAATGATTTATCTTCTATTTATTTAACTTCATATCAACAGTTAAATACATTTAGAGTAGCGAGTGAATTATATCAATCTTATAAATCACCCCCAACATTTCCTAGCCAATATAAGAACCCACAAGTAATATTAAACTCAGATAGAATTGTAATTAATGCTAAAACGGATAGTGTATTATTAAGTGCTCAAACATCCATAGGTATGTCTACTAATGGAAGTGTAAATATAGATGCCGTTTCACATTATATTAGTTCAAATGATATAAAATTAGGATCGAAAAACGCTACTCAACCCGTTTTATTAGGTAATGATACTGTTGAAATTTTAAAACAATTAGCTGGAGCTATTAAAGATCTAGCTTCTATATTACAAGTTCAAAGAGATTATCCAAGTGGTGTTTTAGCAACTTCATATAATTCTGTTGCGGGTAATGTATTAACACAAATAAATAGTGCTAATGGGATTTTAGCTCAATTGAATAATGATAGTCTTAAATCTAAAACTACAAAAGTACAATAATGGCGACAATTGAATTAGCAATAGATTTAAACACTTTTTTATCCCTAGCAGGTATAGAATTACCCCCAGTCCCTGCGACCGGGCCTCTTCCCGAAATACCTAGTAAAATTTCATTTCAACTTGTAAAAGGAATAGTAGTTGATTCTATAACCAATGAACCTCTCCCAGGTGTTAAAGTTTCAAATTCACTTCTAAAAAGAGATACTACAAATAAAAAAGGAGAATTTACAATCAACCACCCAAATTTAGCAGGTACAGGATTAAATCCATCTAAATTCCCATTAAACTTTAAATTAAAAAAATATTCCCCAACTAAAACAACCCCTTATACTTCAGTTGGTGATATTAAACCAAATTTAGGAATTATTACTCTGAAACCAACAGAATCTAATCTTAAAAAAGAAATAATAGAATTTTTAAGATTCCCTGATACGGTTACTGAAGAATATGTTACTAACGATATTACTTTTGATTTTAGAATACAAAAAACATTAAATGTTTCTATAGATGATTTAAAAGCTATAGCTATTCCTTTAGTGTTAGGTTTAATAGCAGCATATGGTGTTAGTGAAGTTCAAAAATTAGTTGAACAAGCAAAAAGTTCACCACAATTAGTTTTTGAAGAAATAAAAGATATAATTTCTTGCCCTCCAAAAGACGAAATTGATAAAATAATAGCTACTAAAAATAAATTAGTAAAAAAGTTAAGTCAAACTTTAAATACCATAGAAAAAACAACTAAAGCCTTAGGTATATCTCAAGATATAATTAATGCCGCTCAAATAGCACTCCCTATTTTACAACAACTACCAACCCCAACAGCAATAGCTGGAGTAGGCATCCCTATCAGTGTAATAAATGGAATCCAAAAAACAATTAAATTTTTAAATGAAAATATAGGAAAACTTAGTCATATAAATTCAACAACTTTAGCTATCTTAACACTATTACAGAGTGTTTTAACTCAAATTTTAGGATTTTTAACTTTATTAGATCTTTTAACTCAATATTGTTATGCTGATCTTCCTTTAGATCAAGGTAATCAACAACAAATTCAAACAGAATTAACAGCTTTAACAAGACAACAATCCAACCAAACATCCCCCGTAATTACAAATGTTAATGGATTTACAATGGGTGTTGAAACCGAAGTAACAGAAAACCCATTAAAACGTAGAAGAGCTATCGCAACAAATAAACAAAATGTAGTAATGTTGAAAGGAGAATTTTCATTTAGTTCTATTGATCAAATATTAATAGATGAACTTGTATTCTACATTCAACAAAATAATTTAAAAGCAGACTAATTAAATATTTATAACCATATGAAACCAAACGAATTTAAAAAAATTATAAAAGAAGCCGTAAGAGAAGCAATCCAAGAGGAATTGAAGGATATTTTATTGGAAGCAGTGAAATCACCTAAACAAGTAGTTAGAGAATCAATCTCACCACCAACATATCCCGCTCAACCTTCCTTCACTCAACCAACAATGGATTTAAGAGAAAAATATAGAGATGTATTAGGTGAAACAGCAATGTCTTTTACATCTCAAGATATACAACCTTCATTCAGACCATCAGGCGATCCTATTAATGGAAATTTAGGTGCTGGTGAGGTAGGTATGGATCAAATTATG